GCAAGTCGGCCAGCTGCTGGACGGATGGCGCAAAGCTCGCCAGCATCCGGTCGAGCGCCTGCGGCTGGAAGCCGAGTCCCTCAAACGAGACGTTGGACGCCTTCAGCTCCTGCATCATCGTGCTCAGTAGCCCATCGTCCCAGCCGCCGGCCGTGGTGAGCTGATTGGCCGCAATCAGGTAGGCCTCCGCCTCCAGATCGCTCTCGAAGGACAGGCCGCGCACGACCGGCACGAACCAGGCTTTGCCACCGTTGCGCGCCTCGACCCGGGCGGGTGGCTTGCCGCCGGCTTTCTTCATTTCGTGCAGCACTTCGATACGGCCGTGGCCCTCGACCAGCTTGCCGGTGCGCTCGTCGATCGCTAAGGGCTGGGTGAAGCCCCAGCGCAGCATCGAGGCGCGCAGCGCCGGCAGGTCGTGCTTCTTCGGGTTCTTGTCGGTCTTGAGCAGGTCGGTGAGATCCATGTACGCGAGCGTCATCTGATCATGTACAGACATTGTGGTCATCTCCTTGGTTTATGCGGCGTTGACAACAAAAAACGACCAACGCTGCCTAAAGCCTAAGCGGCTTTGGGCGCGTGGTCGCTGCCTCAACCAGTTGAGTATAGTGTAGTCTGATGGGCTTTGCAAGCGCAGTATAGTCGCGGAGTGGGTACAAAACACAATCGGCGCGACCGCCTGCCGTTGCATCAGGGGTTGCGCCGAGTGCTGAGGATGATGCGGCAGGCGGCGTATTCGCTCGGTCTGCCGACGTACTCATTGCCGCTGGCGTGGTCGCTCAGTCGGCTATCTGGCGTTACTATACGGTCTGCCAAACTTGCTGTCAAGTCCCAATCGGTACAGTTTTCAAGCCCGTTCTGCCCTTCGGAACCGTAGATTCGCATCTACTTGCGGCAAACCAGGCAGGGCAACCGATTTCTCCAGAAAAAGCGTGCCGGTTTTGTACCTGTGTCGAAGGCGCCCCCGCGCCTCCCTCCGCCGACCCTCCCATGCCCAACGCGGTCGCCATATGCCGATACAGCGTCAGGAGCAGATAGCCGATGAACCCCTCTGAGCGGCATCCAGATCAGCCACACCATCGCCTACTCAAGTCGCATGACAGCCCTTCTGCGCTACTCCACGCGCTCTTTTGGCTTCGAGGGGCCACGGCGGCGGCGCTTGTCGCGCGGCAGGTGGGCGATGCCGTCCAGCAGAATCGGCCAGCTGGCCTCGCTCTCGCCGCGCTTGCCGCCGCGATAGGTGGCCTCGTGCGTCAGCACCTCGCGCACGGTGGACGAATACCAAGCCAGGCCGTTGCGCGGCGTGGGCACGCCCTCGCTGTTCAGCACCGCCGCGATGTCGCCCAGGCTGCTCGGCTCACCGCGCATCACGAAGATCCGCCGCACCAGCGCTGCGGCGCGCGGGTCGATGATCACGCCCTGATCAATGCGGAAGTAGCCCAGCGGGACGTTGCCGCCCTTCTCGCCGTCGTGCTTGCCGCGCGCGTCGCGCCCCTCGGTGGTGCGCTTCACGATATTGTCGCGGTCGAGCTGCGCTAGGGCGGCGAACATCGTCAGCACGAACTTGCCGGTCGGCGTGGACGTGTCCAGGCTCTCCCGGCAGCTGACGATCTCCACGCCCTCGTCGCTCATCCGCTCGATGAGGTCGAGGATGATGCGCGTGTTGCGGCCCAGCCGGTCGAGCGCCGCGAAGATCACCATATCCAGGCGGCCGGCCCGGATATCCTTCATCAGTCGGGCCAGCTCGGGCCGCTTGCCCTCGCCCTTGGTGCCGCTGATGCCGGCGTCGTCGTAGATCCCAACGATGTCGCCGTTCTTGACGGTCGCCATCGCTTTGCACTGGGTCAGCTGCACTTCGCTGCCATAGCCAGCCTGCACCTGGTCGTCGGTGGAAACGCGTACATAAATGCCGATCCGGAGTCGCTGCTGCGGTCGGTCGGAGAGGAGAACTCGGCGTGCCATTAGATAGGCTCCTTGGACGGTAGCGCGGCCGGCACACGCCGGGCACGCGACCTGATTGCGATGTTCATACGTGACGTGGGGCTGTCCTCGCGGGCGATCTGATCCCAAATGGCGTCAAGGATCCGCTCGTCTTCGGCGTCGAGGGCCAGATCGTCGCCCGTCCTAGGCTTGGTCGGTGTTGTCATACGGTAATGCCTTTGGCTTTCACATAGGCGTCCAGCACACGGCGCGATTCGCTGCCTTCATGGAGCGGGAACGTCAGCTCAATATCGCTACCAGAGAGGAGCCAGGCATCGCGGCCGGCCGGCGTTCGCATCAGCTCCTGCACGGTGGTGGCGCGGATGCCAGTCGGCGTGGCGGTGTGCGGCACGCTCTCGTTGTACATCTCGCCATTCGCAACCCGCCGCTGCTGAAGAGAGCCGAGGTCGCCCTGCATCCCAAGCCTGGGCCAGGTGTAATAGCCATTCTCCTTATCGCCCTTGAAGCCACTGGCATACGTGCGGAGATACGGCAGACCAGCCTGAACCGCGGCCCGCACCTGATGGGCAAAGACCCGTGTACCCACACCGGCAGGAGCGTCTGCGCTCAGGTTCAGCCGGTTATTCGAGAGATAGATAGGCCGGCTGATCTGGCGAGTCCCGCTCAATCGTGCGCTGACACGCTGTATACCACGGGTGACGGACATCTATCTGAATGGAAAGCGCGGTGGTGGTGATCTTCACCGTCGCTCCGTCCGGCGCGCCAGTCAGCATCGCCAGATCCTGATCATTGATATCCCGTTCCAATGCGCTGTGGTCAAGCTGTCCCGGCCAGCGCCGGCCGCATAGCGACCGTGGCTATCCCGGTGCTCGTTGTATCCGCCGTTGTGTCCTGGTTGCATCGTTATTCCTACCCTCTGAACGAGGTGTGCCGATTATGGCTGATCTGGCTTCCTGACGGCTAATCAGGGCTATTCGTACAGCAAGTTATGACTTAACGCATACCCCCGCAAGCAGGTTTGCGCGGCATACAGCAACAGCCCCCCCGTGTGGTCACTGTATACCCATCCAGTTTTACCGCACCCTAGTGCCGTAAACCCCCGACCCTGAACGCTCCACAGGGAGACCGGTTTCTGCTGACTCGTACAGGAAGTATCCCTTGGGGTAGGGGTTGCTGCTATTTGCCCCACAGAGGGCTTCCTGATGCGCTAAACCTACTCCTGCTGCATACTGTTAGTCTCTGCACACGCGTGAGTGTCGGATAGCGCATCACAGTCACGTAAAACATATATTTCATACAGGAACGATTGCTGATGATACGGGGAGCGCAGGATAACTCGGGGTATCGTCGGGGCACGGTAGCGCCGCTCGTAGCGCACGAACCAGAGCAACATCAATCCGGTTGTCAGGGTTGCAAAGGCGTGCAGGGCGTAGATCGGGCCGAACGGCAAGCTGAAGATATAGAACCAATGAATCAGATTACCGATCGTCGCAATACTGAGCGACGATCGGCTGTATGAATGCATATCCTTGGTGCGCAGCACCTTGCTCAGCGCGGGAATGGTGCTGGCAATGAATAATGCGCTACTTATCGACCCAGCAATCACTGTGAACCCCATCCAACCCTCCACTATGGCTCGCGCTCGGACTTCAGGGGTAACCAGAAGTCCGAGAGATCATCAACAAGCGGTGGTGGCAGCGGCACAGTGACGGCTGGGCACCCCTTTGGGATATCAAAAGGCACTTGATATTGCACTTGATTGGTGTTGACCCCGATAATGCTGGTTACCATCCAATAGCTCCCTGCCGGCAGATCGGGCACCGTAACATGCGCTGCGGTTGTCCGAGACTCGCCGGCCAGCTCAAAGGGCAGATTGAATTGATCATGCACCGTTGGGAGACTGTTATCCAACAATCGTGCAGCTCGACGGTGCGGGCGATCCCAGAAGGTGCGCAAGACATCAAGCCGGCCAGCGCTGCGTATGGTGACGGTTGCGGTGAAGTCCAGGGTCGTAAATAACCCATTCGAGACATTGATACCTGGGCAGAGCGTGTTGGTCGCTGGCACATAATAGAGCGCGTCATAGATGATTGGGGCCGGCTCCGCTGCTTTGGCCACGGTTGCGGTGACCGAGAGATACATAATAACGATCAGCACGGTCAGGGCAACGATCCCCAGCAGCAGCAGCGCTGCGGCAATGATTGTCTTGAGCGGTGTGAACAGACGGCTACCGTCCACCTTGAGCATCTTCATAGCGTTTACCTGCTTGCCTGAGCGATTAAGTCCCGCACATAGGCGGTGACCACAATAACCACCACAATAATGAATAGCAGCACCAGGGCGGCTGCGATAACCCAAATCCAGCGCATCAATATTGAGTTGCCATAGCGGCGGGTATCCTGCTCGGCGTCTTGCCACTCTTCACGATCAATATGCTCACGCTCCTGCCAGTTGCGCCGCTCATCCCGCTCGACCGCTACTTCATCGCGGGTATCGGTGATTGCGTGCCAGAGCCCGTCGGCATCTTGCTTTTGCGACTGGTACGATGCTTGAAAGTTCTTGCGCATCTCATCCCCAAGATGCACCAGCTCCAGCGAGATCACCAGCAGGTGCTCGTTAATCGTCGCCGGCACAATGGTTTGGGGGATGAGGCTCTTGGGGTCGACCGGGCGCTGGATCTGCGCCGGCAGCGCGCCGCTCAGCAGGCCGATCTTCTGGTTCACGGCGATGAGCTCGCGATCGATATCTTGCTGCTCGGTCACAATATGCGCCGGCACGTCGATGCCGAACGTCGCCGCCTTGACCTGGAGGGTGGCCAGGCGGCGCCGATGCGCCTCGCGCAGCTTATACAGTTCTTCCAGTTGTTCCTGGGTATCTTCGAGTGCGCCCATTGCGGCTCCTGAGAATCAAAAAGCGAGTACGGCCGGGTCAAAACCCGGGGCGTGCTCGCTCGTCAGGAACGCGTCGGAACGCGGAATTAGTTGCGGAAGCTGCGGCCGCGCGTGCTTGAGGGCCGGCCGCCACTCGCGCGGCTATCGGTCACCAGCGCACTGGGCAGCTCGAGGAGCGCAGCGTGGGTCACAGAGATCTCGCACTGAACGACAATGCCGTCCTTGACTTCTTCCAGCAGCGTGACCTCGCCGCCATTGGCGGCATAGCCGGCCGCGATCGTGCTGACCCGGACGCGGAAGATTCCGCACGTCTCCAGCTCGTTTGGGCGGTGGGTGCGGGTGAAGCCGGTGCGCGAGCGGCCGCCCGGTGCAAAGTGAACCCGGTTGAAGCCAAACTCGCCTTCCCGCGCAATAGCGCTTGGGAACGCGGTGTGGGGCACTGTATCATGGAGCATAGAGTTCCTCAGTTCTGGCAATAGAATGAAACCGTTGACGTTCTGTACCAGGCTTGGTTCGTTTCTGTGTCACAGAGTAGTGTAGCATACAGGGAGTGGGCAAGTCATAGCAGCATATAAGCGAAACTGTGACACATTCCTGCCCCCCTAGTCCCTAGCGAGCAAGAAACAGGCAGCGAACACGCGCCAAAGTTGATACTTTGGGCGCGTGTTCTTTTTGGTACACGGCTCAGACAGAGGAGTCCGCCGTGACCGCTCCCGCTTCCCAGCCACAAGGCTATCCATCCGACGAAACCAGTAAATCCAAGGCCCAGGCCGAGGCAGAACGCGCCCCGTCCGGCATCGAGCACTTGGAGCAGCGCACGATTGACCGTGCGATCGATGCCCTCACCGCCAAGCAGGGCGAGCTCAACCACTTCTTCAACTACTACAACGGTACGGCGGTCGTGCCGCTCGTCTCCGAGCGCTTGCAGGAAATCTACCGCAATTTAACCTTTGTGATCGCCGAGAACTGGTCGGCCGTGGTGGTCGACAGCACCACCGACCGGATCGAGCTCATGGGCGCCAAAGGTGGCGACGAGGGCATTACCGCCGAGCTGAAGGCCATCATCGACGAGGTCGAGCTGCTGGTCGAAGCCGACGAAGCGCACCAGGCGGCGATCGTGGGCGGCGAATCCTACGTGATTGTCTGGAAAGACCCCGAGACCGACGAGCTGGAGTGCTACTATAACGATCCGCGTACCTGCCACATCTTCTATGAGGCCAACCGGCCGAACGTGCCCCGCCTGGCCGTCAAATGGTGGGATGGCGACGAGGATGGCCTGCGCCACATCAAGTTCTACACCAAAGAGCGCCTGATTGAAGTCACCGTGCCCTTCAAGAAAGAGGGCGGGCTGAGTATGGGCGAGCTCTCAGAGGTGTCGAACGACGAGAACCCCTACAAGATCATCCCGGTGTTCCACCTGCGCACCAAGAGCCGAAAGAGCCAGAGCGACCTGTCGAACGTCATGCCGATCCAGGACGGCATCAACATCCTGCTGATCAACATGATGGTGACCGCCGAGTTCTCTGCCGCGCCCATGAAATACGTGATCAGCAACGCCGAGGGCATCGAAGACCTGGTGGTGGCGCCCAACCGGATCTGGAATATTCCGGCCGGCGACGGGCTGCCCGGCACGACCGGCACGACGGTCGGCCAGTTTGCGGCCAGCGACCTGGGCAACTACCTGGCGGCGATCGCCCACGGCATCGACGCGATTAGCGCTATCAGCCGCACGCCACGGCACTACTTCTATGGGTCGCAGCTGCCGCCCTCGGGCGAGGCGTTGAAAACCATGGAGGGCCCGCTTGTGAAGAAGGTCCGGGATCGCCTCCAGCGCTTCACACCCACCTGGGAGCGCCTCATAGCCTTCCTGTACCTGCTCAAGACCGGCAAGAAGATCGAGGTCGCCACGATCGAGATCCTGTGGGCCGACCCGGAGACGGTGCAGCCGCAGCAGGCCGCGCAGACCGAGACCGCCCGAGCGCAAGCCGTGGCGGCCAAAGAGGCGCTGGGCGTCAGTCCGCAGCAGGGCCTGCGCGAGCTGGGCTACACCGACGACGCGATTACCAAGATGCAGGAAGAGTCCACCACCTGGGCCGAGAGCCAGGCCAGCACGCTGGAGCGCGTCCGGCTGGATCTGGAGCTGGCCCGCGCGCAGCTGGGCCTGGTGCTCTCTCAGAGCGCGACCGCGCGCGGCGCGCTGGGCGTCACGGCCGGCCAGTTGCTGAAAGAGCTGGGCTATACCGACGACGAGGTGACCCTGATGCTCGGTGATCAGGCAGCGGTGGCGCCAAAGGGCAAGGGCGAGGCTGGCCCACCGCCCACTGCCGCGCCATCGCTCCTGACCCTGCCGCCGGCATTCCCGGCGCCCGAAAAGGTGGTGATCGCGCCAGCCGCGTCAGCGAACGGCACTGCGCCACTGCTGCCGGAGGTGAAGACGCCATGACACCCGACACCACCTTCGCCGCCTGGCTGCACGCGCGGGCGCCCTCGCCGGACTGGGCCGATGCCGATGTGGGCTCCATCCAGCGCACGCTGCAGCAGCTCACCGACGGCGCGATCCAGAAGCTGATGATTCTCGGGGACACGCGGCACATCAAGACCGCCATGACGATCATCCGCTATGGCGCCTATCGGCGGATACGCGCGGGAGGGCTGCGCGTGCTGTTGTGCGCCGCGAGCCAGGACGTCGCCAACACCTACCGCCGCCACGTCGAGACGCTCGCGCCCGGATCGTTCGCAGCGGCCGGCGTGGGCATGGCGCTCGCCGGGTACGGCGCGGATCTGATCATCATCGACGACCCGATTCGCCCGTACCCGCAGACAAGCGTTGGCGACCGCGCTCGGTTGTTCGACTGGTACAGCTCCGCGGTGGCGACCCGGCTGCTGCCGGGCGGCCAGATCATCCTCAATCAAGCGCGCGTGTATGACGACGACCTGGCCGGGCGGATCCTGGACAGCGAGGACGGCCCGAATTGGACGGTGGTGCGTATGGGGACCGACGAGGTTGACGCCAGTTCGTAACGGAACCGCTACCGATTCGCCCAACGTCAGGAATGATTAGCCCCTTGCAATTCACTGTATAGTCAGCTATGATGCTGATCTAAGTAAAGAACGAGGCAGCGAAAACGCGCCAAGAACCCCACATGTGGTTCTTGAGCGCGTTTTCTTTATTTTGGTGCTATGACGACACACAGCGACACCGACACCCAGGCCGCCGCCGAACTGGCCGCCGCCGAGCACGAATTGACCGCGTTAGCCGAGGACGCCGCAGCGGCGGTCGTCGCTGCGGTCACCGAGCCAGCCACCGAGGCAGCCACCGCTGCGGCCCCGGACGCCGACGCGACGACGCAACCCTACAACCGCCGCGGGCTCCGCATGCAAGCGGTTGAGCTGGTTGGCCAGGTCAAACAGCTGAGCAAGCAAGTGGAAGCGCAGCGCCTCGAGCTGGAGGCCTTCCGCGCATCGCGCGCCCCGATTGCCAGCGCTGACGAGGTCGTACCGCTGGCAGCCCCGGCCGCAGTGGCCACGATCGAACCCGTTGCGACCACGCCCGTCGCAGTGCGCCCCGTTGCGCCAGTCGGCACACAGGACGCAGCCCACGTGGTGGCTGCGTCGCCGGCCGTCCCCGAGAAAGACGCCGCGCCGCTCACGGCCGGCATCGCGCTCGTGGGCGACGATGGCCCGGAGCTCATAACGCTGCCGGAGAGCGCCGCGAAAGTGCTCGCTCCTGCGGTGGTGGCGGCTGTGCCGCCACTCGCGGTCGAGACCGCCGTGCTGACCTTCGACACCCTGATCGACAACATGCCCGAGTCGGAGCGCGACCTGGTCGAGAAGCATATTGTGGGCCTGCGCACCGCGCTGGAAAAAGAGCGCGAAGACCGCAAGATCGCCCAACGGGCCGTGCGAACCGCACAGTCCGAGATTGAAACGATACCTCCCCTCCGGCAGCAGCTGGAGCTGGCCCAACAGGATGAGCTTGATACCCGCGCGCAAGCGCAGTTCTTCGAGCACGCCGGCACCAATAACGTGAAGCGCGGCAGTGCCCGCCTGGCGTTCCTGGCCGCCAAAGATGGCCAATTCTTTGACGACGACGGAAGTGTTCAGTGGGAAAGCCTCCAAGCGCGGTTTCCAGACCTCTTTGAAGGTACTGACCGCAGCGCACCTACTGGTGTAATCGTAGGCGCCCCTGTACAGAGAGACGTTGTCCCGGAGCGCCCCGTCGCCGCAGCCCCGCGCGCGACGGCCAGCGCCGGCGCCGGTGGCGGCGCTCCGCCACGCCGCCCGTTCAGCATGACCAGCGCCATCCGCTCCGCAGCGGGTCGCGCAGTCAAATAGCTCGGCGGTGTCATAGGGCCGGTCGGGAGATACCCTCTCCCGGCCTGGCCTGCCACTTCCCCCCTAGAGAGCCGGCGAGACGCCGGTTCGCCCACAACCGAAGGTGAGACGCCTTCTCACATGGCGAGATGCCACCCCTGTTTGTATCTCGTTGAAGAAGGACGAACTCACTGTGTCTACCTACGACAGCCAAGTCACGCGCGCCGAAGCACAGGCGCTCATCCCCGAGGATGTCTCGCACGATATTCTCAAAGCCATCGCCCGCACCAGCTTCGTGCTGCAGCTGGCCAGCCGCCTCCCGGACATGCCCACCAAGACCCGGCGCCTGCCGGTGCTCAGCGTGCTGCCGACGGCGTATTTCGTGAGCGGTGATACCGGCCTCAAGCAGACCACCGAGGTCAACTGGTCGAACCGCTACATTACGGCCGAGGAAATCGCCGTGATTGTGCCGGTGCCGAATGTTGTCCTCGACGACGTGGACTACGACATCTGGGGCGAGATCCGGCCGCATATCGAGACGGCGTTCGGCCGGCTCATCGACCAGGCGCTGCTGTATGGCGGCGCAAGCGGCTACGCCAAGCCGAGCAACGACTGGCCCGACGGCATCGTCAAGGGCGCCAATGACGGTGGCCTGGGCGTCAGCCTGGCCGCAGCCGGCGACATGTACGACGCCATCCTGGGCGAGAACGGCACCTTCGGCAAGGTCGAGGAGGCCGGCTACATCGTGACCGGCTCGATCGCCAGCCCGAACGCCAAGGCCAAGATGCGCGGCACCCGCGACAACGACGGCCAGCCCGTGTTCGGCCGCAGCGGCACCAATGGTCAGTTCGAGCTGGACGGCCAGCCGGTGGTCTTCCCCGACAACGGGTCGGTCGACGCCGCGCAGAGCCTGATCGTCTCGGGCGACTTCCGCCAGCTGGTCTACGCGATGCGCCAGGACATCACCTATACGGTGACAACCACCGGCGTCATCACCGACGCCGCGGGCGCGATCATCTACAACCTCTTTCAGCAAGACATGACGGCCATGCGCGTGGTTATGCGGATGGGCTGGCAGCTGCCGAACCCGCCAAACTGGATCAAGTCGGTCGATAGCGACGCGACCCGCTACCCGTTTGCCGTCCTGAAGCCGTAATCGCCTCTCTGTGTGGGGTGTTTCAGGCTCTGCATTGAGTTTGAAACACCCCACAAGAGTCTGAAACAACCTTCGAGCGTGTGAAGCAACGCTATCCACACAGCTCATACAGGAGCATTCAATGAGCCGCTATCCCGAAGATCCAAACCTCCAATTCCTGCGCGGGTCGCGCGGTGGCAAAGTACGCCGGGGCTACCTCGCACACTACGCCTTCGCCCCGGCCGCCGCCAGCAACGGCAGCGTGCTGGCCGCGACACCGTTGCTCGACGACACGATCCAGGAGATCACGCTCAATATCACCCACCCGGATGTGCCCCGCTGCGTGTCGATGAAGGGCAACGTCACCGGCATCACCGGCAACGTGATCATCCACGGCATGAACTCCAATGGCACCCGCATCACCGAGACGATCGCGCTGAACGCGGCGACCGTGGTGGTCGGGCTGCTGGCCTTCTCCAAGATCACCAAGATCACCCTGCCGGCACGGGTTGCCTCGGGCAATTCCGTCTCGGTCGGCCTGACCGTCAAGCTGGGCCTGTGGCACTTCCTGACCTGGGACAGCCGGCTGCTCACGCAGTTCGACGGCTCGGCCGACGCCGGCACGCTGGCGATCGACGCGGACGAGGTTGAGAAGAACCAGTTCACCCCGGCCGGCACGCTCGATGGCACGAAGGTGCTCCGCATCGTCTACATCGTCTGATGCCCTTTCTGCCGGCGCCTGGGTTGTCCAGGCGCCGCTGTCGCTCGGATTACACCCGCCAGGAGCCAGCCGTGAGCACCACCGCCTTCTACCCACCCAACCCACGCCTGATGTCTGCAATGCAGAGCGACGTGGACGCCGCGCTCCTGTTCCGTGGCCACGTGGCCCACTACCAGGTGACACCCGTTGCGGCCGCTGCAGCGGGTGTTCATGCGGCGGTGATCGATACGGGCGTGCCCGTCACGGTCACGACCGGCCTGACCAACCCGGCCACACCGCGCAATATCACCGCCACCGCCGGTGGCACCGCCACCGACGTGAAGGCGATCGCCGTGGTGATCACGGGCACCGACTGGAGCGACGCGGTTATTTCCGAGACGCTGCCGGTCTTCACGGTCAATACGGCCGGGATTGTGGTCGGCTCCAAGGCCTTCAAGACGGTGACGAGCGTGGAGATCCCGCGCATGACGGCACCGGGGCGACCACGGCGATCGGGTTCGGCAGCAAGCTGGGCTTGCCCGCGCTGCTGACCTTCGACACCGTGCAGTTGGCAGCCTACGCCAGCACGCGCGAGGCCACACCGCCGACCGTGACGGCTGACCCGGTCACTATCAGCGGCAACACCGTGCTGCTGGCCACCGCGCTGGCCGGCGGCGTGGTGGATGTGTTTTTCATCATCGGCTAACGCCGGTCATTCGCCGGCGCGGGCATTCTTCCCGCGCCGGCTGGAGTATTCTCGCTATGGCAGGTGGCTTTCACAACGGCTTCAATCCTTTCCGCGACGCCCACGGCCGTTGGGCCACGCCGGGCGGCGCGGGCGTTGAGCACGCGCAGCAGCCCAGCAAGGGCAGCGGCAATATGAACGATGTCATTCGCGGCGCGAGCGGCCGGGCAACCGGTGGCGCGAGCGGCGGTGGTGGCGATGGTGGCGGGAGCAAGCCCGTCAACGCCAAGGGCGCAAGCCCCTCCGTGATCACACCCAAGCAGCTCGCGAGTGTCGATGCACTGCCGGCTTCGACGCTTTCCAGCGTGTCAAAGGCGACCCAGGCCGAGATCCAGACACACCTGGGCGGCAGCTTCCCGGCCGCCGAGAGCCTGACCTACGCGCTGAGCGAGATCTCGATCCAGCGGCAGACCGGGCAGCTCGCCGACGCGGCCACGCAGACGCTCATGTCCAAGGCGCTCACCGAGGCGGGCTACGTCGCGCCCGCGAACGTCACCAAGCATGACCTGCTGCATCTCATGGATCACGTCACCGCAACGAAAGACTATGACCTGCGCGACAAGCGCTCGCTCTACGGCGCGGCCGTGGCGGTCAAGTTGGGCGATCTCGACGTGGCCCACAATTTTCTCGATGGCCCCGATGGGGCCGGGATCGGCTGGACGCTGACGAAGAACGAGATCCAAACGCAGCTCGGCATCCCGGTCACTGACGGCTACGCAGACTAGGCGGCCACTGACCGCCTCACCTTTTGAAGGAACGACCAACTATGGCAGCAGGACATCATAACGGATTTAATCCCTTTCGGGACGCCCACGGGCGGTGGGCTGCGCCGGGCGCGGCCGCGACCAAGAACGACGCGCCCGTCGCGAAGGGCGGCGCAATGAACGATAGCCTCCGCAGCGCCAGCGGCCGGGCGACCGGCTCAACCGGTGGGGCGCGTGCCGCTGGCCCAGCCGGCGACAGTGGCGCGGCCGGCGGTGGCAGCGGTGGCAGCGGTGGTGGTGGCGGCAAGACCGTCGCGCACGCCACCCCGGCGGTGCTCAGCAAGGTGGACGCGCAGCCCGTGGCCAAGGGCCAGGCGCTGCATCCGGCCACCAACGCCAAGCTCAACGACATTATGCAGACCAACGACTGGCAGGGCACGATGCACGCCAGCTACGACGGCCTGAACGGCGCGGCCTTCAGCGTGCTC